AAGATCAAGGCGCTGCAGAAGGAACTCGCGGATCTCGATCGCGAACTGCCGCTATCTGAGTTCGGGCAGGGGTTCCGCGATATGGCGCCGGCGCTCGACGCCACGGAGGCACTGTTCGCTGAGGGCAAGATTCTGCACGGCGGCAACCCGATCCTGCGCATGTGCGCGGCGAACGCCGTCGTGACGAAAGACCCGGCCGGCAATCGCAAGCTCGACAAGGCGAAAGCATCGGGCCGTATCGACGGAATGGTTGCGCTCTGCATGCTGATTGGCCGCGCGGTATCCACTCAGCCGACGCAGCCGCCGTCATACGACATTTTGTTTATCTAGCTACCACCATCACGGCATTCACCTAAGGCCCCACTCGGGGCCTTTTCGTTTCCGAGGATACGAAATGGACGTTCGCAAAGATGCTGGCTCGATGAATCGCGCCTATGCGTTGCTCGAGCTGAAGGCGATCGACGACGAGACGCGGACCATCACCGGCATCGCATCTACGCCGGCGACGGATCGCACCGGCGACGTCGTCATGCCGAAGGGCGCGCAGTTCAAGCTGCCGTTGCCGCTTTTGTGGCAGCACGACGCCGGCTCGCCGATCGGCACAGTCGATCGCGCGAAGGTCACGGCGGCCGGCATCGAGATCGTGGCGACGATCGCGAAGAACGTCAGCCCCGACATCGACAAAGCCTGGGCCCTCATCAAGGCAGGACTCGTGCGCGGCCTGTCCATTGGGTTTCGGAGCATCGACTCCGAACAGATACCCAATTCGTGGGGAGTGGTTTTCAAGGAGTGGGAACTGCTCGAAGTCAGCGCAGTGACCATTCCAGCAAATGCGGAAGCGACGATTCAAACCGTCAAGTCTTTCGACACCAACGCGCCGCGCTCGGCGCAATCCGTTGTTCGTCTTTCCTCGCCCGGCGCTTCGGGCAAATCCATGGGCGATTCCGTCGTCCGTCTATCCCCGAAGCCCCCGGAGGGCAAGTCAATGAACGTGCAGGATCAGATCAAGAGCTTCACCACCGAACGCGCGGCCAAAATGGCGGCGCTCGACGACATTCTCACGAAAGCCGAAGGCGCGTCGCTCGATGCCGATACGCGCGCGAAGTACGACGACATCGAGAAGCAGGTCGACACGATCGACGAGCATCTCGCGCTGCTGTCGCGTCAGGAAAAGCGCCTCGCCAGCGGTGCGCAGCCACTTCGCACCGTTGAAGGCGCGGCCCCGACGAACGAGCAGATCGTCGTGGAACGCCGCGGCGGCGACGGCGTCGTTGCGGTCGCCAAGAAGCTCCCGCCGGGCATCATGTTCGCGCGCTTCGCTAAGGCGATGGCTATGTCGAACGGCAACCCGCGCGAAGCCCTCGAAATCGTCAAGGAAATCTACCCCGAGGAAACTCCGCTCCAGAACGTCATCAAGATGCACATCGGCCAGGCGAAGTCGACCCAGCTGATGGAGACGGTGCAGAAGACCGCCGTCCCGGCCGCAACGCCGGCTTCGTCGACGTGGGCCGGTGCGCTCATCCAGTACCAAACAATGGCCGAAGATTTCCTCGAGTTCCTGCGACCGCAGACGTTGCTCGGCAAAGTCCCGAATCTTCGCCGCGTTCCGTTCAAGGTCCGCGTGCCGCGCCAGCTCACTGGCGGCACGGCCTACTGGCCAGGTCCCGGCGCCGCGAAGCCGCTGACCTCGTTCCAGTTCGACACCGTCACGCTCGACTTCACGAAGATCGCCACGATCGCGGTGCTCACCGATGAAGTCGTTCGCTTGTCGAGCCCGAACGCCGAGACGCTCGTCCGCGATCAGCTTGCGGCCGCGCTGATCCAGAAGCTCGACGATGACTTCATCAACCCGGACAACGCAGGCGTAGGCACCACGCAGCCGGCGTCAATCACGCACGGCGTCGCCGGCATCGCATCGGCCGGCAACACGGAAGCCAATGTCCGCACCGACATCGTCGGTCTCTTCGGCACGTGGGCAACCGACAACATCAACATCGCCGGTGGCGTGTGGATCATGTCGGCGAATTCCGCGATCGCGCTGTCGATGATGGTCAACGCGCTCGGCCAGCCGTCGTTCCCGACGATCAGCGCCACGGGCGGGACGTTCTTCGGCCTGCCGGTCATCGTTTCGGAGAATGCCGGCCTCACCGGCGGTTCCGATGGCGGTCACATCGTCGTGCTCGTCAACCCGCGCGACATCCTGCTCGCGGACGATGGCACCGTTGCCGTCGATACCAGCCGCGAGGCATCGCTCGAAATGTCCGATGCGCCGTCGAGCACGTCCGCGACGCCGACCGGCGCTTCGTTGGTCTCGATGTTCCAGACGAACAGCGTCGCCGTTCGCGCGGAGCGCTGGGTCAACTGGACGCTGGGCCGCACGACCGCCGTGCAGTGGTTGAAGTCCGTGAACTGGGGCCAGCCGTAAGGCTAGCCGTCCAACTTGGAGCCGCCCCTTCAACGGGGCGGTTCTTTTCTCAGGCAGGGGCTTCAGATGCCACGCATCAAACTCAGTGAGCCGCTGCGGTTCGGCGGCATCGAATGCAAGGAAGGTGACGAGGTGGACGCGACCGATCAAGAGGCGCGCATTCTCGTCGCTTTGAAGCGCGCGCTTGTCGTCGAGACAAGCGGCGAAGTTCCATCGTCACGCAGGGCCTACAAGCGCCGCGATCTTCGCGCGCAGCAATACGGTGTCAAGTGATGCTGAGGCATGTCAGCAAGGCGCTCTCTCGTCTCGCGCAGATCATAGCTTCGGCTTACCTATGGTTCCTGACGTGCTTCCTCGGCGGCGGCGCGATGATCGTTGCTGGCGTGCGAATCCTCGCCGGCATCGGCTATGCATTCATTGTCGCCGGATGCTTGGCGATGGTGATCGCTATCCTCATTCGAAAGGGCATGAGTGATGGCTAAGGAACTGACGGTATTTCGCGCAATCAGCGCAGGGACGGTCAAAGCGCTACCGCGCCTGCTGTCGCCGCCGAGCAATAGCGGTATTTCCAGCGGCGGCGGCTGGTGGCCGATAACGCGCGAGCCGTACGCTGGCGCCTGGCAACAGAATTGTGAGATCCGATTCGATTGCGTCGTCGCAAATCCGACCGTCTTCGCGTGCGCCACCCTGATCGCCTCCGATGTCGCCAAGTGCCGCATCAAGCTGACGCAGGAATTGCCGAACGGAATCTGCAAAGAGGTGTCGTCGCCGTCCTTCTCGCCAGTGCTGGCGAAGCAAAACCGGTATCAGACCCGCATCGACTTCATGGAGCAGTGGATTATCTCCAAGGCGATATGGGGCAACGCCTACGTGCTGAAGGAGCGTGATCGCCGCGGCGTGGTCATCGCGCTGTACGTGCTGAATCCGCTCCGCGTCTGGCCGCTCATTGCGATCGATGGCTCGATCTTCTATCAACTGAGCGGCGACAATCTGACCGGGCTGCTGCCGGAATCGGTGATCGTCCCCGCTTCCGAAATCATCCACGACCGGATGAACTGCCTCTTTCATCCGCTGATCGGTTTGTCGCCGATCTTCGCCTGCGGACTCGCGGCCACGCAGGCCGATCAGATCGTGAACAACACCGCGCGATTCTTCAAAGGCGGCGCGAAGGTTTCCGGAATCCTGACGGTTCCCGGATCAATACCGAAGGACAAGGCGGATGCGCTGAAGGCGCAATGGGACTCGGGTTATACCGGCGAGAATTCCGGCAAGGTCGCCGTGCTCGCAGATGGGGTCAAGTTCCAGCAGCTGACGATGTCCGCCGTCGACTCGGAGCTCATCGACCAGCTCAAATGGTCTGACGAAAAAATCTGCGAGACGTTCCACGTGCCCGCATACAAGGTCGGCGTCGGAACCCCGCCGCCGTACAACAATATAGAGGCGCTGAGCCAGCAGTATTACAGCGATTGCCTGCAGACCTATTTCGAGCACGCGGAAGCCTGTCTCGATGAAGGGCTCGGGCTCGACAATGCGGGGTACTACTCGGAATTCGACCTGACGTCGCTGCTGCGTATGGATACCGCGGCGCGCATCGAAAGCAGCGCGAAGGCAGTCGGCGCCGGCATCATGACGCCGAACGAAGCGCGCGCGCTCGAGAACCTTCCGCCACTGGAAGGTGGCGATACGACGTATTTGCAGCAGCAGTATTTCGCGCTGTCCGATCTTGCCAAGCGTTCGCTGTTGCCGAACCCCTTCGTCATCGACAAGCCGACATCTAACCCGGCTCCATCAGAGAGCGGCCCGGTCGCCGAAGCGGATCCTGCTGCGGCTGCCTCGAAAGCAGAAGCCGACGCGCAGGCCTACGCCGTCGCTTACACCAAAGACCTTCTCGACCTGATCTCACGCGAGGTCGAGCATGGCACTGCCTGATGTCGGCCAGCGCGGTCCGGAGGGGCGTCAAGGGCCTGAAGGCCAGATCGGTCCAGAAGGGCCACAGGGACCGCCGGGTGAGCAAGGACCGCCTGGCCCACGCGGGCGCGATGGCGCGCAGGGTGCGATGGGCTCGGCTGGCGAAACAGGCCCGGCCGGTCAGCAGGGTGAGAAAGGCGATCGCGGCGAACGAGGTCCGCAAGGCGACGTAGGGCCGCCAGGAAAGCCGGGCATTGCCGGCGCACCAGGTAGCCGCGGCAGCGATGGCGCTCCGGGTCCGCAAGGCCCCGTGGGCAGCGACGGTGCCGAAGGTCAGGTGGGCCGGATACCGGATCACCAGTGGGTCGGCACGAAGCTGCAATTCGAGCTTCCGAATCACACATGGGGTCCGTTGGTCGATCTGCGCGGGCCGGAAGGGAAGGCCGGGCAGGCGCTGCTCGGCGGCGGACCGATCAATCTCGGCATCGCCGAAGCGCCGATCGACGGCATCCCGTACTGGCGCAAGGATGGCACCTGGCAAGTCGCTGTCACTGGCGGCAGCGCGACATGGGGCGCGATCATCGGAACCCTGAGCGATCAGGGCGATCTGCAATCGGCGATTGACGCAAAGGCGAACAGCGCGGACCTCGCTGATGTTGCGACGAGTGGCGCTTATTCGGATCTGAGCGGCAAGCCTACGCTGGGAACTGCTGCCGCTGCGGCGTCGACGGACTTTGCGACAGCGGCGCAGGGCGCGAAAGCCGATAGCGCAGTACAGCCGGCGGACATTGCGGATGTAGTGAGCTCGACCGACGTCACAACGATTGTCAAGCTCACGCAGGCGGAATACGACGCGCTAAGTCCGCCGGAAGCGACCACGCTTTACATCGTGATCGGATGACATGCCGCTTCTGAATGCCGCTAGCGCGATCTATGTCGGCGAGTCATTGATCGACGCGGCCTATATGGGCGCAGTACAAGCATGGTCGCCCGCGACGCCCCCGGGTTCGTTCACCTCGCTTGATCCGGCGCGCACCGGCTCAGGCATCACGCTGTCGAACAACAATCTGACAGCGAGTGGAACGGGAGCGAATATCTCCGTCGCGCTCGTGCCGAAGTCTGCCGCGACAGCGAATTACTACTGGGAAGCCGCGGTCGACGTGCTGCCGAGCTATGTCGCTGTCGGCGTTTTTCCCGACACCGGCACGTTTGATGGTGAATTCCTGGGGCAGTCGGATGGCGGGGGAGCTTGGTCGGATGGCTCGACCAATTACGGCTCCGCCTATCAGTCCGGCAGCATGTTCGGATACGGCGAGGGCGACGTGCTGCAGCTCTGGCTCTATCTCGGCCTGCTGTACATCGGCCGCGTCGGCGACGGATGGTGGCGCGGAGACACGAACGTTTTCGAGCCGACGCCGCATCTCGGCGGCGGGCATGTGTTCGATGTGCCGGACGCGACGAGCGTTTCGCCGGCCATGAGTTTCTTCGACGGGTCCACGGACTCGATCACTTTCAACTTCGGCGCATCCGCGTTCGCCGGCTCGGTTCCTTCGGGCGGTGTCGGCGGATGGCCTGACAGCTAAACACCTTCCCCAGAAAAGGCAGTTCGCGCTGAAACGCGTGCTCGATCTGTCGCTCTGCACTGAGACCGCCATTGCGCAGCGGCTGCCCAAGGCACAGCAGGAAACAACATCATGACGAGTAGGGAAATGGCCGAGGCGACACTGGCCGGCATGAAGTCGCTGCTGTCGGCCGCCATGGATCCACTCGCCGGCAGAATCAAAGCGCTGTCCGATCGGCTCGATGCGTGGCCGCTTCCGAAGGACGGCGAACGCGGCGAGAAAGGATTACAGGGCGAGCCGGGGCCGCAGGGCGCTGAAGGTGCGGCGGGTAAGGACGGTGCGGCGGGAACCGATGGAAAACCAGGGGAGCGAGGCGAGCAAGGAGTACCGGGAGAAAAAGGTGATCCCGGTCCGGCGGGACTCGATGGCGCGGCGGGCGCTCCCGGTGCCGCCGGTGAGCGAGGCGAGAAAGGTCCTCCTGGCGAAAGCGTAGACATCAATGCGATCGAGCGCGAAGTCATGGCGCGCGTGACCAAAGCGCTGTCCGAGCTTCGCGACGGTCGCGACGGCGCGCGCGGAGAAAAGGGCGAGTCGGGTCGCGATGCGTTGCAGATTTCGATTAATCCATCGATCGACGAGGCGCGTTCGTATCCACGTGGAACATTCGCCAGCCACCGCGGCGGCCTGTGGCGCGCGCTGAAGGCGACCGACGGCATGGACGGCTGGGAATGCATCGTCGAAGGCGTTGCCGCAGTCGAGCATGCCAAGACCGGCGATCGCGAAGTTACGGTCACGACGACGCTGTCCAGCGGCGCGAAGTCGATGCTTGCGTATCGCTTCCACGACATCATCCATCGCGGCACCTACAAGCGCGGCGACATTTACAACCAAGGGGACGCGGTCGCGTGGGCCGGCCATTCATTCGTCGCGCTCAAGGACGGCGTGGCGAGCGTCCCGATGGAAGGCGCGGAAGGCGAGTGGCAGATGCAGGCCAAGAAGGGCGGTGAAGGGTGTTCGGCGTACCAGTCGGCGAAGAAAGCGGGCTTTACCGGCAGCGAATACGACTGGGTGAAGTCGCTGAAGGGTGAGCGCGGGCCCGAGGGGCGGGGCATCCGATGAGCGGCTACGATCTGGTAACGCTAGCGCAGGCGCGTGCGCAGCTGCGGAGCACGTCAACGGCAGACGACACGGACCTATCGCTCAAGATCAGCGCCGCGTCGCGCGCCGTGGTCCAGTACCTGGACGGCGGTGGCAGTGCATTCCTGAATTCGTCGGGCCAGCCCGATACGAATTCGGCAGGACACCCGCTCGACGTTCCCGAAGATGTGCAACTCGCGACCCTGATGCTGATCGCGGAGTACTACAAGAACCGCGAGGGGGCGCAGGACGGCGCCATAGACATGCAGTTTGGCTACGCGTATTTGCCGCGCCCGGTGATCGCGCTGCTCTACCCGCTCCGGACTCCGGTCATAGGGTGATGGCCTTCTCCCGCGGCGACCTTCGGCACTACGTCCGTGTCGAGAGGCTGACGGCTGTCCTCGATACGGCCGGTAACGTCATTCAAGACCCGACGACCGGACAGATTGAAACAGAGTGGACGTTGCTCCGTAGCATCTGGGCGCAGATAAGGCCGCTATCGGCGCGCGAATATCTCGCGGCACAGCAGATCCAGTCGCAAGTCAGCAGCGTGATCAAGATTGAGTTCGCTTCCGACATCGACGCGACGATGCGGATCGTCGATGAGTTCGGGGTCATCTACAACATCGCCGGCCTGATTCCCGACCCGGATTCGAACCGGGAATGGTTGAACCTGCCGTGCACGGCAAACGTCAATGCAGGCTGAAACGTTCGCGATCTTCGCGCCCGGCGAGAGTCTGACGATCGAGCAATGCGAATACGTGCGCGGCAAGTGCAAGACGATCGCCGTGAGCGACGCCTACCGATTGGCACCGTGGGCGGATGCATTGGTCGCGAACGACGCGGTGTGGTGGAAGGCGCGGCCTGA